GTGTTTTATGGCGGACGTTTTCAGCCAATGCACTCAGGACACTTTGCGTTGTATAAAAAATTAGTTAACAAGTTTGGTGCTGATAATGTATTTATCGCGACTACATTTGGCAAAAAACAGCAATCAATGCATGGTGCAGATGATTACTCAACTGACCCGTTCACATTTGAAGAAAAGGCATCTATCATGTCTAAGATGTTTGGTGTACCAGCAAATCATATTGTCAATACACAACCATATAAACCAGATGTTTCATTAGTAGGCAGAGATAAGAGTAATACAGCAACCGTATTAGTATTCAGTGAAAAAGATGCTGGTCGTCTAAAGCCGGGCGGTGTATTAGCGCCGATGCCAGATGATATGAACAATTTACAGACAGAAGATGAAAATCGTGTATATTATATCACAATGCCAATTGAGAATGGTGGTATGAGTGCTAGTGATTTTAGAGCAGTTATGAGCAGTGACGCAGAGTTTGAAGAAAAGAAAAAGACATTCACCGAATTCTTTGGTAAATTTGATCAACCGATTTTTGACTTTATTGAGGATAGGTTACGATAATGGCTGGTATTCCAAGTAAAAATAAACCAAAATTAGTATTGCGTGATGCAAATGCAGCGTGGACGAGAAATTTATTCAGTTCTGGTATTTTAAAAGAATTAGCAAATGTTAACGGAATTATATTTGCGTATACTCCTGCAATGATGCAAGCAGCATTCTCAGCGAACTATGGTACGTATGATACAACACACAGTGTGTATCAGCAACAATACTATGTGAATACACCTAATCCAACGATTAGTATGCAAGCATATTTTGTGTCAAATACAATTGAAGAAGCAAAGTACAACATTGCATGTTTGCACTTTTTAAAGACAATGACAAAAATGGATTTTGGTTCTACCGCAGGACTTGCTGGTACACCACCACCGATATTGCATTTTAGTGCATACGGAGAATACAATTATAAGAATGTCCCTGTGGTAGTATCAGGAGTTGATTATACATTTGCTGATGATGCAGACTTGGTAACAGTAGACGTGGATGGATCACCAATATCAATACCAACCAGTTTCGCAGTATCTATCACAATGATGATGCAACAAAATCCTGAAAAGGTTAGTAGAGAATTCTCATTTGCTAATTATGCAAGTGGTGCTGCACTTAAAAATGGAATGATATAACATGAAAATACAATATGATACAGACAGTATATACAAAAATACAAACATTGTAGACAACAAATATCTTGACATAATGGAACCTATTATTGGTGATATTTCAGCATATGATGTATATTCAGTAACGTTAATAGCAAAGTACAATGAGCGACCAGATATGTTAGCATATGATTTATTTTCAAATTCTAATCTATGGTGGGTGTTCGCAGAGTTTAACCAAGACATATTAAAAGATCCTATAATGGATTTCAAATCTGGTTTAACTATACAAGTTCCACTAAATTTTATATAAGGTAAATGCATGACAGAAACAAAACCAAACTGGTGTTCAGCAGTCGATAGTCCGACATATAAACTTACATGGTATATCGTAAGTAATAAAGTATTTAATAATCCTAAACTATTAGACAATATACCAGATAAGTATACTAACAATGCCGCCAACAATGCAGCATCCTCGTCAGGAGATGCTGTAGTCATTGCTGCATCTGGAGAAACATCAGAATATTCATTAGAAAACTTAGTAATACAGTCTATGATTTCTCCTGGGTCTAGTACAGGTAATACGACAACTGGTGCATTTCAATTTGATATATATGAGCCGGGTGGATTTTTGTTAATGAACCGAATATTAAACTTGAGTCATGCATTCAATTTCGGTAACATTCAATCAGCAAAATATATATTAAAAGTTCAATTTATCGGTAGAACAGTAGAAAGTTCAACACCTATTGCATTCCCAGGCACATTCTATTACCCAATGATGATATCTACAATCAATGCAAGTTCAGGACCAGAAGGTTCGCAATATAATATTGTTGCTGCAAATATACACAAGATAGCAGTGACAGCGTCAAAAATTGTAACTGACATAAAGGTAACTGATGTTAAAGATGTACAATCATTATTAGACAATCTAGAGACAGCATTGAATGCACATGAGAAAAACATAAGAAAACTGCAAATAACTGAAGCTGATTTAGAAAATTCAAAGTGTTGGAAAATCAAATACTCTGATAATTTTAAAAGGTATCTAAAATCATCTGTAAAACCATCACATGCAGATATGCCTGGAACTGGACATAAGGCTAGTGGACACAATGCTAATTCAGCACAATATATACTTCATAAGCATACAAATGTAGTGACATATCTCACTAATATACTGACAAAGCAAGTTCCTGATTTTTATAATACATTTAATGCTACGACTACCAAGAATACTAACATAAATGAAAAAAAGATTTCTACTTTAAAAAACACATTAAGTGCAGATCAAGGATTACAAAAACATGCAAGAGACATAGTTAATGCCTCTAATGAATACAAAAATGAATTCATAAAAATAACACCATCTGTAGAATACAAAGATGAGATAGATCCTTATACAAACACAAGTCAAGAAGAAATTATATTTTATATAGATTTACATACATCGCACACAAACCCACAGCCAGATGTAAAAAAACAACAACAGGCTACGATTAGTGCATCATATCAAGCTAGAAGATTTGAGTTATTGCCAATCTATAAGGCTTATAATTATTTATTCTCTGGATCTAATACCGAGGTGTTAGACTTTAATTTAAATTTCAATCAGATGTTCTATTTAACACGTGACCCATCTGAGAGTGTTAATTTACCAAACAGTGACAACGAAAATGCAGGAAATGCAGGTGCCGTAACCAAAGTAACAAAAACTGTTTATATACCTAAGTATCTAAGTAACACAACGATAAGTAGTGAAACTGCTATAACACAACTTGAAAATATAGCATACGTGATTGGCGGTTCAGATTCAGTAAGTCAATCTAATGCTGATGAACCAAATGCAGTGGTCGCAGTAGATCAGGCAGAAATAAATGCAGCAAGTCATGATTTTATTATGTTTGACATTACTATCAAAGGTGATCCCTATTGGTTGGGCACGCCCGGATCATCTGTTACAGCAGCTAAAGGTAGTACTTTGATTGATAGTTTAGATGAAGATTCATTAATCGCGTTCATTAATTATTTACCAGATAATGGAAAGTCTAATGGTGCACGACAACTTGATATTGCAGCAAGTGGTATATATAAAATATTAGAAGTAGAGAGCAAGTTTCAATTAGGGAAGTTTACTCAATCATTAAAAGGTATGCGTGATAGAAACTCTTCTACTGATTTAATCAAAACCAAATTACTAGTAATAGGAAATCAGAATGGGAATTAATATTAAGACAGTAAGTGGAAAAGCATTCCCTGCTGGACAATACATAGGAATAGTAACAGACACTACCGATAGTATGTTTACTGGTCGTGTATCAGTACGCTTTGGTGAATTTGGTTCTCTGATAGGAAGTGAAGTTGATCACATGTGCTTGTTGTGTACTCCCTATGGTGGATACACTAGCATTGATGCTGGTACGGTAACTGATGATGAAAAGGCATATGGCGAAGATGGTACGAGCGAAAGCGGTACACCAAAAAGTTATGGTATGTGGCCTCAACCACCTACCGTTGGTACATCGGTATTGGTTGCATTTGTTGAGTTGATAGATCAAGGTATAATAGTTGGTTCGTTGATATCTCGTAACAGAAACCACATGATGGGAGGTCGTGCAAGTGCAGAATCACATGATGGTACTATTCAACCAGTGGGTGAAAAAAACCCAACTGATACAGGTGATGAAGTAAAGAAACCCGTTGATCCTATTGCAGCAGCATGGTTAAAAGAGCAGGGACTACAGGGTGATTATTCTCGTGGTCATAGTTTGTCTAGCGCAAGACGAGAATCACCAAGTCACGTATTCGGATTAACTACATTGAATGGACATGTGTTCACAATGGATGATGGAGATGCGAATGGTGATAGCACGAATGTTCGTATGCGAAGCAGAGGTGGTGCACAAATATTATTAGATGATACTAATAAATTTGTTTATATTACAAACCACAACGGCAATGCTTGGATAGAAATGGACGAAGCAGGAAACATAGATGTGTATAGTAAAAAGAGCGTAAATATACATTCAGAAGAAGATTTGAATTTTCATGCAGATGGTAACATCAATATGGAAGCAAAGAAGAATATCAATATGAAAAGTGGCACTGATGTAATAGTACAAGCATTAAAAGATATTCACAACAAGGCTGGTGGTAATCGTGTTGATACTGCGGGCATGGTTTATATGAATAGTTCAGTGAGTGCACTAGCACCTAAAGTAAATAAATTAGATAATAATGAAACAGTTACAGAAAGTGTGTCTGCTAGAGTACCAGAACATCATCCGTGGAAAGGTGCGAGTAAGATACAAGAAGTAATTAAGCCAGCAAAGGGAAAGACATAATGGTTATATTACCTAACACGATAACACCATCTACAGTGATAGATTATTCTCGTTGGACAATTGACGATAGCGCAGTTGTGGTGACTGAACAAGAACTACGGGTGTTTGAAGCAAGTAGTGATATTATTAATTTTGCATTAAGACGATTTGAGTGGAGATGTTACAAAACAACCCTTGACAATACTATGCAAATAGGTTACAATACTATCAACGATAAGATTAATGGTGTAGGTTTACTTGAAAGTGAAGCGTATAGTGAATGGCTAGAAGACTTTAAAACAAAAGAACGAAAGTTTAAGAGACTACTTTCAATTAAAACATTGAGTCAATCACAATACGATGCACTATTGTGTCTATACTATTTCACTGGTGACTTTACTAAGGTGGGCACTACTGCGAGAACATTTGATTTATCACAGTTGATTGTTGATAAGAAATGGGATTATATAGCAACGGCTTTGATTGAAAGTGGGTACAATAGATTATTAACTCAACCACTTGCAACTATAATGATGCTAGGTGATTATGGTAGTAGAACAGAACGAACATTATTGCGTGATCGTGGGTTACAAATATTACGCAAAGAATACCCTACACTGACAGATAAAGTAGCGCGCCAGCAAGCAGAATATGTTTACTATGTTGAAACAAAAAGATTTTTACCTAATTTAACGCAGACAAGAATGCGACAAATTGTTACTACTGCAAATACACCATAAAGGAATTCACCATCAAAACAAGAATACTAGTAGGATGCAGTCTCAGTGAGGCTTGGCAATGTTATTTTACCGACCCTGACAATTCAGTAGACACTATCATAGAAAAGTATTGCTATGGTGGCGGTGGTAACAGCAATGGCATTCATACATTGTTGAATTCATATTTAAACAAAGATTGTAATATGAAAGATGTTGACATCATCGTGCAATATACGGGAATAGATCGTGTAGGAATCGTACTATCATCTCCTGATGCTGACGGCATTCTAGTTAAGAATGCTATAACAGATAGACTTGAAACTGTAACAGTACAAGGTCCTGTCAACGCACCCATAATTGGTGATGTATGTGATGCTCAAATAAGGAAAGAGTTTAGCAGTGATTATCAAGCAAGCGATCTAACTGCTATCTTATGTATGTTATCTAATTTAGGTGCTAACGTATATGCATTTATAGGTTGGGAAGGTGCAATGAAACCACCACATTGGGATAGAGTTAAGAAAATATTAAGAAGTAATGGTGTTATTTGCACCGACATAGTGTATATGAATACCGCTATAAAAATGTCAAAATCTGACGATGAATGGTGGGATGAATTTCATCCAGCAATGGCTTTAGGATATAGAGCAGTTGAAATACTATGGAATGATATGCAGCAACAAATATAAATTACCGAACAAACACAGGGAAGTATCACACAATGATAGATCGTAGAGTACTGCTATTGAATGCAGACGCACAACCGTTATCTATGCTACCACTGAGTACTATCAGTTGGCAGAATGCAGTAAAAGCACATTTTCAAAATAAAGTCGTAATACTAGATAGTTATGAAACTGTATTACATTCGGCTAATTTTGAGATGTTCATGCCTTCTGTTGTAATATTGAATCGTTATCATCGTCTGCCAAAATTGGCAAAGTTTTCTCGTAAGAATTTATTTCTACGAGATCAGCATGAGTGTCAGTATTGCAGCAAGCAATTTGCTAATGATAAACTAACCATTGATCACGTTATACCAAGATCACTTGGTGGTGGAACTAGTTGGACTAACTGTGTCGCATCATGTAAGAAGTGCAATTCATCTAAGGGAAGCAGATTGATGAAGCCCATTCGCGAACCAGTGAAGCCCACATGGCACTCGCTTGCATATTCATCTAAGACATTTGGTATTACAGTACCACGTGTTGAGTGGTTAGATTATGTAGACTGGCCCGCAGAACATGTAAGAATAGCAGAAATGTCAGTTCTATAGTAACATTTAGAACTTGCTTCTATTAATATCATATAACCGCCTCACATGGCGGTTTTTTTGTATCTATGATTATAGTGGTAGTTAATTTTTGCATAAATACTTGTATGAATAAAATAATCGGCTACACCACCATTGGTGAAAAAAATACAAGTAAACAACTGTCTGATCTTGATCTTGCAAAGCAAGACTTGAGTAATCATTTTTCAATCCGTAAAGGGGAGAAATGGACGAACCCAGAGTTTGGTAGTAACTTACCATACTATGTATTTCAGCCGCTAGATGATATCACTGTTGATTTAATTCAACAAGAAGTATCAAATATTGTAAATTATGACCCACGATTCAATTTATTAAGTGAAATCGTTAGGGTAGAAGAAGATAAGAATGCGGTAACAATATTAATAGAATTATTGTATTTACCGACAACTACGGCAACCGAACTTGAAATAAAGTTTGATCGTGAATCAGGCGAGTTATAAATTATGACACAATCAATAAGACAATCAAAATTATTTGCAGCGGAAGATTACACCGTTGTATATGATTCGTATATTAATGCGAATTTTCAAGCGTATGACTATGCTACCATTCGTAGTACGATGGTCGATTATGTACAAGCAAAATATCCAGAGAATTATAATGACTGGGTTGAATCAAGTGAATTCGTTGCTCTACTGGATCTCATTGCGCAGTTCGGTCATAACTTAGCATTCCGTGCAGATTTGAATACTCGTAATAACTTCTTGAGTACAGCAGAGAGACAAGATGCTGTATTTAAATTGGCAGAATTCGTAGGTTATCAACCAAGACGTAATGTAACAGCATTCGGTGAATTAAAAGTAGTTAGTGTAAAAACTAATGAAACAGTACTTGGTAGTGATGGTACTACGCTGTCTGGTAAAGAAATCAGATATGAAAGTACATCTAATATCAATAACCTAGATGACTTTGTCACGGTTATGAATGCAATGTTTTCTGGTGGTAATCAATTTGGTACACCTAGAATTAATACTAATATCGCAGGGAAAAAAGTTGAATACTATAATTTGAATACAACGACTGATCAGATCAAGTTCGCGATTCAAGGAACCGCAGCAGGTTCAAGTTCATCATTTGATGTTATCGGATTAGATTACGATGCACAAGCACTGAGTATTATAGAGACAATACCAAATCCTACATCAGCATTTACCATGATATACAAGAACGATGGTAAAGGTGTTGGTAGCAACGCATCAGGATTCTTCTGTGGATTCAAGCAGGGAACATTACAGTACAAAGATTTTGTAATAGATAGTCCCATCAGCAATCTTTCACTTGACGTGGATATTCCAAACATTAATAATTCAGATGTATGGGTTCAGTCAATTGATACAAATGGTGTTGTATCACAACAATGGACTAAAGTTGATAACGTGTACGGACAAAATGAAATATTCAACGACATCGCATCTGGTACAAATCATATCTTTGCAGTTAAAACACGAGCAAATAACCAGATAAGTGTTATGTTCACTGATGAAAATTTTGGAACAATACCGAAGAATATCATTCGTGTATGGTATCGTGTAAGTGAAAACGTATCGTATACATTACGCCCAGATGATCTATCAAACAAAACTATCAATATCAACTATAGTGGTGCTGACGGCAACACATATACCATGATAATTGGATTACAATTAAAGTCATCAGTCTCTAACGCAAGCAGTGCAGAATCATTAGATACAATTAAAACAAATGCACCTCGCAATTATGTGACACAAGACAGAATGATAACCGCAGATGATTATAATAATTATCTATTGAATCAAAGTGAGAATATTTTAAAAATAAAAAGTGTTAATAGAACACACAGCGGACATAGTCGTTATGCTAAATTATATGATCCTACTGGTACATATTCTAATCTACATTTGTTTGGAACAGATGGGGTACTTTCAGTCGCTACCGCAAAACCAACTAAGGTAGAACATACTGATGACATAGTTGTCAACAGCGTATTTGAAAATTATATAAAGCCAGCGATACAAAATCATGAGTTATTGAACTTATATTACTCTGACTTCAAAACATCATTTGAGGCATTAAGAACTGCATTGCCTGCTAATGATGTTATATTCACATGGCAGACAAATGATAAGACTACTGGTTATTTCAATGATAGTGCAAGTGTGATACAGGGCGTTGGTTCAGCGCAGACTCATTACTTGAAATATATAACTGTCGGTGCATTAGTTAAATTTACAGCATCAGATGGTGTATATTGGGCGAAAGTATCAAGCATATTTGCCAACGGAAGAGGAATAGACGACTCAGTGGGACAACCATCTGGTTTAACTGTTACTGGAATTGGTGCAGTGGCATTCGATATTGAAATACCTTCTGGTGCTACATTAGACATGATCTATCCAGCATTTGCAAAACAGTTTACAACAGTAGAACAAACAAGTATTTTAGATGCACTAACTAGTGCAACACAATTCCAACTAAAATACCATTACGAAGCGACACCAGCATATTGGGAAGTACTTACTACTCCCGTGGTTGATGCAAGTTCATTGGCTTACTTGATTGATGTAACTCCTACTATTGTGGGATCTGGTGCAGTGCATAATAGTTACGATGTTACTACTCGTATAACTAGATATGAAATAGCAACGAACCAAGTTGAATTCACCAATCTAACAAGTGAATACAATATCAATGAATTCACTAAAAAG